TGAAATTATAAACAAATTAAATGAGTATGATCCAAAAAAATGGACCGAACGTTTCCCTAGTATATGGAATATAATAAAAGATTTTTTAACTAAGTTTTTTAATAGAATACTAAATAGTGTCAGAAATTGGGCGATAAATGCCAGTAATTCAATTTCAAGTTTCTTCACTAATATAGGAAATTGGTTTTTAAATGTAGGTACGTGGTTTGTCAATTTTTTTTATGATATTGGAAAAAATTTAAAAAATACCGCAGAAGATTTTGGTAGTTGGATTACAACGAAATCTATTGAATTTGTTAAGATTTATGTTTTGGGTATTTTTATTTTTATATCCTATGTTTTAAGAGAATTTGTAGTTGGCTTTTTTTCAAAAGTATTGACTATACCTGGATCACTTGTTGGCGGTGCTGTAAATTCTGCATTTCCAAACTGGGCAATAGATGCTATAAATACAGCATCTGGCGGTGCTTTTAATAAAGCAGTTGAGGGGGTAGTTTATTATCTTAATGCCCCGTTACAACCAATAAGAGATCAACTCGATGCAATTGAAGTTATGAATTTTGAAGATTTTGAATCACCGGCATCATCAACTTTTACTCCAAATAAAAGTTCTTTCGGCCAATCGGTTTGGACGGATTTTAGTTCCGCTATTGCCAATACTAATATTTCCGTCAACAGCTTTTTAGGATTTTAAGGCTTCCACGCAAGGAACCAAGGCAGGATCATCAACCCCAATACCAAGATCACGAGGTCAATTTTAAGCACCTTGTTCTTGATATCGGGACACCAGTTCTTGTACTTCTGGATCTGCTCGCTGTCCTTGGGCTTGGCCCACCAGTAGAACAAAGCCAGGTAGGTCGGTCCGAGGTTCCGCTGGCACTGATACCAGTGATCGTACCACGCCAACACGATGTATGGGAAATAAAGAAGACCCAACAGCACCCACTTGTTCTTCGGCGGAAGATACCAGTACCCACCCGCCAACGCCAACGTGAACCAGATACACTTCCAGTTCGCTACGGGCTGCGTCTTGTCACACTCTTCTTCCATTTATAATACAACCATATAATAATATGCTCATTCAAGGCAAAATACCAGAGTCCTATGAAATGACCATCATTCGAGACCACTACAAGAGCAATGGAAAACCGATGGCTGACCACACATGGACCGAGGTCGTCAAGGACCCTACTATAAAGAATGCAATTGACACGCTCAGAAATTCGTCCATCATTCGCGACACCCTCTTGGAAAACTACCCAGGTTCGACCATCCGCTCGGTGCCCTCCATCGACGAGGTGTTTGTCAGCGTGTCTCCGTTGGACGCCAAGGCGAGTGACCGAGTGCTTGTGGATTGTCACTATGACGCTCCCTACAAGTTCATTGAAGGTCCTAGCAAATTGGTGAGAATCATTCTGGCACTGAATGACAACTCGACCGTTTTCACACAGGTCGGTGACAAGACCAGCAAATTGTCCACCGGTGACTTCAATGGAATCGAATACAACAGGGACTATCACTGTGTCCGTGGAACCATCCCGAGTGGCAAGACTCGTCTCATGCTCAAATTACATTACCTTGTCATACCCGACGGGACTCCTGAAATTTTTAGTCAATGGTCTATATTCATAAACTGGGTGTGGACCAAGGTGACCCGCTTTCTCATGCGAAACTCGGCGAATCCAACAAATCCTCTTCAATATCTTTTGGCTTACATCATTCAATTCGCCAGATTTTTCTATAATCAAATATGGTATTTCATAATTCTGCTCTTTGTTGCGTGGTATTTAAAGAAAAGAATCTATACATGAATATCAAAAACATGCAAACCTTAGTTGTTCAGAAGATGCATTCTGATGCTATGTTACCGACACGGGGCACAGAACTTTCCGCGGGCTATGATCTCTATGCCTGCTCGGACTGCGTGGTCCACGAGGGTAAGAGGTTCGTGGTTCCCACAGGGATTCGCGTGAAGATCCCCGAAGGATGCTATGCCCGCATCGCCAGTCGCTCGGGTCTGACCGTCAAGCACGGCATCGAGGTGGGCGCCGGTGTCATCGACAGGGACTATGAGGGTGAAATCAGGGTTGTTCTGTTCAACCATGGAAACCGCCCGTTTCATATCAAGCAGGGTTATCGTATCGCTCAGATGATTCTGGAGCGTTATGAGCATTGTGACCTTGTTGAGGACCCGGATCTGTATCCACAAATTCCCATTCAGGATAATCCGGTGGCTCCCGACCCGTCAGAAATCCCAGACCCTCAGTTCAAGCCAGACCTGATTGATCACGCGAGGAATCAGGGGCTCGGACCTAGAAGTGTGGGAGGCTTCGGTTCCACTGGGGTTTAAACAAAAAACACTATATTAGTTAAATGACGTTCTTTCCTGCACTTTATGGCAAAGATGCCAAAGGAAAGACTCGCATTTGGCAAGTCGAGGTCGTCAACGGAATGATTAGACGAACCACAGGTCTTATTGATGGTAAAAGATCTGTGACGGAACGCCCTCCTGATGCCAAACGCAAGACTCCCATCGAGGAGCAAGCTGCTCAGATGTGGAGAAAACAGGTCAAGTTGGGGTACATGGACAATATTCAATTGAGATCCGAAGTTGTCCTCAGACCCATGCTACTCTACTCGTTTAGTTCGAGGTCCTATGGGATTGATGGTGACATTCGCTTTCAGCCCAAGCTGGATGGTGTCAGGATGCTCGCTGGATTTTCGGGTGGAGGTCTCTTACTTCAATCCAGGAATGAACAGAGGATTGAACATCTGACCCATCTAGAAAAGGCACTGGAAGGAAAATTGGAAGAGGGCGAATTCTTGGACGGTGAACTCTTCTGCAAGGACTTGGATTTCGAACAGATCACCAGTGCTGCCCGTGGTTCAGAAAGTCCCTATGCACCCAAGTTGGAGTTTCACTGCTTTGACTACTTTCGCCTCAGTAAGTTGGAGATGCCCTTCATGGAACGCTATCAGAGGCTCAAGGAAATCATCAAGTCAATCAAACATCCCATGATCAAGATCGTTCCAGCCTATCAAGGAACAGCCAAGGATGCTGACAAATATCACGACAAGTTCGTCGCAGAGGGTCACGAGGGCGTGGTGGTGCGCGTGGCCGAAAGTCCCTACTTGCTGAATAAGCGGTCATCCCAGTGCATCAAGTACAAGAAGATGATGACCGAGGAATTTGAAATCGTGGGAGCCGAGGAGGCAGAAGGCAAAGACCGTGGGACACCCATTTGGATTTGCGAGACCAAGGACGGCGACACATTCAAGGCCAGACCAAAGGGAACCATGGAGAGCCGAAGGGAGCTGTGGAAGAACCGAGGCAAGTTGATGGGTGAAATGCTCACCGTTCAATTTCAGGGTCTCACTCAAGACGGCGTTCCTCGCTTTCCCGTGGCACTCGCCGTAAGAAATTATGAGTAATACTAATATAATGGTTTCACCAGAACAATTACATAGCCTCAGATTGTCGCGACCAAACCTCATGTTGATTCACGTGGGTTCACAAAAGCATTTTCAGAATTGCAGGCTTCCAAACTCGATCAACTTTCCCATGGCTGAGTTTGACCGCATCAATGCGGTTCTTGCCGGTGAAAATGACCCCAAGCGAATCGAAAAGAGATCCTACGAGGAGAAGGTGCTTCGGGAGCGATCTGATCGCCTACTGTTGGCACGGGCTAGGGTGATCACAGCAACCGACGATACCAACAGTGCTCGGATAGCAGAGAACGATGCCAGAATTTCTTTTGAACAAGTGAGACCATTGAGGAACATCGAGCCCATGGAGTTTGCCAAGAAGTCTAAAAAGTTTGAAGAAGCGACCAAGTTGAAGATCAACAAAGAAACTGATCTAGAAAGGGCTGTCAGGATGTATGACGCCGAGGTCGCCAGACAGAATGAGCCCATCGTGATGCCGACGACGAAGCCGGAGACGCCAAGTGAACCACCCCAAAAAACTGAAAAGGTAACTTACATGGATGTGGAAAATAGAGGGGAAGGACTTTTCTCTGGAACCGGCCGAACGTTCCCAGGCTTCGGCCAAGCCATTGTGCTCTACGGAAACAACAAACAGTCACTGGTTGCCAAGATGGCCAAGGTCCACATGAACGAATATGGCTTTACTAACATATTTATTCTCGAAGATGGTTTGGAAGGGTGGAGGGACAAGGGTCTTCCAGTGGAGGGCGACTGTGATGTGATGTTAATTAGAGAATACATTCGTTAGTAAGATAAATGTCAGAAATCCGTGTTGAGAAGCATGGGTTCGTACGTCTTGTCGATACAATGCCGAGGGAGGATCTTGATCACGCCATAGTTCAAGCAGCCCGAGTGTCGTATGGAGAAGGCACCAAGAGTGTTCGGAGTGATCGTGGTCTGATTCGCTACCTGCTCCGTCACGCCCACACGACCCCATTTGAAATGGTCGACTTCAAGTTTCACATCAAGATGCCCATCTTTCTGGCTCGGCAGCACATGCGTCATCGGACCGCCAGCATCAATGAGATTTCGGGTAGATATTCACAGCTGCCAGAAGAGTTTCACGTCCCCACAGAGTTCCGTGGTCAGTCCAAGGTGAACCACCAGGGGTCAGAGGGAGTGTTGGATTCTCCCGAGTCCATGGTGCTCCTAAGGGACCAGAAGGCTTCATGCGAACAGGCATTCGAGGTCTATCAAAGACTCTTGGATCATGGAGTTGCCCGAGAGACGGCGCGGGAACACCTGCCTCTGTCGACCTACACCGAGTTCTACTGGAAGATCAATCTACACAATCTTCTTCACTATCTGCGTCTCAGGATGGACAGTCATGCCCAACCGGAGATCCAGTTGTACGCCAAGGCGATGTACGACCTGGTAAAGCCACTGATTCCAGCGGTCGCCGAAGCCTATGAGGATTATATTCTCGGATCCGTCACCCTTTCTAGACTGGACCTTGCGAAAATAAAGCAAAATCTTCTTGAGGGGAAACATGAACCCTATCCTTCACAGAGTGAGGAACTAGAGTTTTTAGAGAAGCTCCGCGTTCTTGGGGTCGTCTAGACTTGTTCGGCGGCTTGTATCGTTCACCGGGAGCAAGTTCTCGGGGTTCATAGGTATTGGGCGGAGTGATTACCGGTTTTGGTTTGGGTTCTTTAGGTACCACAACATCTTCCTGTATTTCCTTTTCTTGTGAAGAAGCCGAAATGATTGTTTGAATCTTTTTCCATGTTTCTTCATCAAGTTCTCCTCCACCCAATTCATCTTCGCGGAACCCGTAAGAAAGGTAGATCGCCATGCGTTCTTCATATGTCTTTCCTTCGAGTTCTACTATGAGCTGTTGACATTGTTTGTTTGTTATGACATGGTGTCTGTGTAAAGCCATGCCACATCCTTCCACTGGACAGAGTGGATAGTAACGTCGCGTGTTTGTATCACAACGTTTGTGACATATTTCATCGTTGTCACTCAAGTAGACATCAAGTTTATTAATTATAAATCTATTACATATTGAACATTTTGTAAATGGGACGAGGTTTAGGCGACACTCATGATGAACGTGATGACCACAACGGACGTTGACTTTACAGACGAAGGAAATGTCTTCACCACAGATACTACACATTCTAAATATCTTCCATGTCTTTTCTTTAACGCTTCATCACAGTGCCACACATCCTGCAGGTGATGAACAAGGTCATGGGCTCGTCTGCGGAACGCGTCTGTTTCTCCACATAGGTGGTTTTCATTGACTTGCACTTGCCACACTTGAACATCCCGTCCTCGTATTCCTCTGGCCTCTTCTCGACCACCTCCTTCTTTGGTTCCTGGTACCAAAGGTCCCATATCTCCTTAGAGTCAAATGTATTGGGCTTGAGTTCACCACTCTTGATCCTGTCCAAAAACTTGGACTTGTCGTTGTTGCGGATTGCGTAGATAAGTGATCGCATCCGATTCGCGTAGAGGCGCTTGAACTCTGGATTTTTCCAGTTTGCCCGCGTGTCGTTCTCGCTGATGACCGTGGCGTTTTTGAAAGGCTTTGGCACCTCGACCATGTAGTCGCTCAGGTTTGATGAAATGTGTTCCGAGAGTTTGGCATGCTCGGCTTTGAGTTCCTCGTTTGCATGTTTCTTGTCCAATATCGATGCCCTTTCTGTACGTACCCAGCACTCTTTGGTGTTGATGAAGATCTCTCGCTGTATCTGAACCAGCTTGGTCATCGTGTCCCTACGAACTTGTGTGAGTTTCTCGTGTATCTTTTCCATCTTGCCAAAACGTTTCATGTTCAGAAGGTGTAAAAGTCTCTTGAGAATGCGCTTCCTCTTGGGGATGTCAGGAAGGTCGAGGTATTCTTCTTCCTGGTTGATGAAGACCTTGGGTTTGAAAGAAGGTCTGCGAATGAAGTAGCGTTCAAGTTTTTGATTGATCATTGACAGACCCTTCATCTCGTTCTCCATCTCTTCGATGTCTTTCTTGACCAAAGTAAGAAGTCTCTTGAGACGTGCCTGATCCAAAAGTCTCTTGCTGACCTTTTTGATTGGTGGCACAAAGGTTTCACCAACCATCTTGTTCTTGATCTCCAAAAGGCGTTCTTGCTTTTCCACCAGTGGTGTCTTGCGCTTGACCACCCCGCTGTCGGTAACATCGAAAATGTAGTTCCTCTTGGCAAGATATTCCATCCAAACCTTTGAGTTGAACTTTTGTAGCTCCTTCTGGTTTTCGTTCGCGTCGCCGGGTTTCATTTGCTTGATGCACCAGTTCTTGGCGCCCTTGCTGAGGTGAGTGGCCAGCGCATCTGCCTTGCTCTCGCTCACCAACCCCGAGTCAATGAGCGCGGTCGTCGTGAGTGCGATGGATTTGGTCTCCATTGTGTCGGATGTCCAAGTGGGTATTGTTTTACACCCTGAATAATTATTTCAACTTCTTCACCTGTAGGGTTTGGGAGTTGCGATTTCGCTTCACTTCATTGGGATCGCCTTTGCCGCGAGCACCCGCAGGACCTTTTTGACTGTAGGTCTTCTGATGGAGATTCCAAAATTGTTGCGAACCCACTCTGAAGTTTTGATGGATCTTTGCTTTGTACCAGAACACACAGTCCTCGATCCGGTTGGACTTGGACGTATTATCCAGTACCAGTACCTCGTAGTTTTCGGTGCATGCCGTCATCACCTGGTTGAACATGTCAAAGTTTGGGAAGATACCGAAGAATGCCTTGTACAACTTTTCTCTGTTCTGGATCACATTTTCTCGCGCGATGAACACATAGTCCACATTGGCTCGAAGATCCGGGGTGAGGTCCATACAGTACTGCATCGTCAACATGAAAAAGATCTTCCAGTGGCGACCGTTCATGAAGCACTGGCGAATGCAAGAGTCTTTTAGGAATTTTCTATCATACATACAGTCGTCCATCAATATGAAAGCTCCGATGTCCCTGGACGTCAGTTCCTTTTTCCCTGGTGGTGGTTTCATATTCACCATCTTCCTCTGCCTATCGATGACCCTCTCGATGATGTCCTTGTCATATTCACCGTAGATGAACAAGTCTGGAATAAACTGCTGATACCAGTGATTGCCTTCCTCAGTCGCCGACATCACCACGCCCGCCGGGAGATGCTTTTTGTGATAGAGGATGTCCGTCACCAAGGTTGACTTTCCCGTGCCACGCTTGCCAATAAACACACATACCTTATCGTCGCCCATTGAAGCGGGATTGAATTTTTTGAGTTGAATGTTCATATCTATTAGTCGCGTGCATTTTTTGAAATCTTTTTTTAACACATCATATTAGGATGCGGCTTGCCGTCACAGGATACCAAGACACCTTTCTTACCGGAGACCCACAACAGAGTTTTTATCAAAAGGTGTTTACGAAACGTGCTGGATACACGACCGAGAACATTCGCTTGGCATTTGATTCTGATATTGGATATAATAAAACATCAATATGCACAATCGACAATGATACGTGTGATATCATCACAGCCTTTATTGTAAATTTCAGATTTCAAAAATCACAAACGGTTCCACAAGATGCGGGGCATGCCTTCATAGAACGTGCAGAACTGATAGTCGGTGGACAGACCATCGTGAGTCTGACTGGAGAATACTTGGCGGTTATGTCTGATATCTCTGACAAACAGAGAACGAGAAATAGCAATGACGTCATGTTGAGACGCAACGCGACGCCCATAAGTTATGGAACGACGGCGGTCGCGAATCAATTCTTGGTTGAAATGCCATTTTTCGGAAAGGGATACAAAAATTCATTTCCTTTACTGGCTCTGAACAGGCACACAATCGAGGTCAAGATAACACTTCGGACGCAAGCAGAGTTAGGAGGTTTACCAGTACCTGATGTCGTGCTCGATCTACAGGCCATCTATCTTAACGATGAACATCGCCAATTTTTTCTTGGAAAACAATTGGACTATGTCATAACACAAACACAACTTGCCCGAGTCACATTAGGTGACCTAAATCAAATTCGCTTCAAAACTGAATTTGAAAACCCCGTCAAAGAATTCGTCTTGGTTGTGCAAAATGACTCTGGAACCAGAGGTGTTTTCGACTATAGTTCAGCCGCAAGTGCAATTTATGTGAGTTATTCCAACGATCAGGTGACCCGATGGCGACTATTCTTCAACGGTCAAGTCTATTTTGACCTAGACCAAATGACAATGAGAGCCATTCAACCCTATAATTACTATAACCAGACACCGAGTTATAAGACTAACGTATTCAAAGTGGGCGAAGGAACCGTCAACATGAGTCGAATATCCAGTCAGATTTTCGAACTAACTCTTGTTGATAATAGCGTATCGCGTAAAGCAAGACTCTACGCGGTAAACTATAACATCTTCCGCTGCCAAGGCGGACTCGGTGGAACATTATTTTCCTAATCAAGCTTGATCTCGCGACGCTTCTTGTCCGAGGTTCGCATCTTGAAGAACAGACGAAGCACACCATCCACGTAACTCGCCTTGTAACCCTCATCCGATACATCCACGTAACTGGGCAAATCGAATGAGGCGCTTCGGTTCTCACCGTAGCCCACTGTCACCTCATGGTCGTCAGCCGAAAGTGTGATGTGAATATTGTCCTTGCCCACCCCGGGGAGGTGCATCTCGATCTCGAAACCCTCATCTGTGGTGTGGGTGCGCTTGTATAGATATCTGTCGGCCATTTTAGTATTAAACTGCTTCTCCATGTTGGGAAGCTCATTCAGAACCTTGGACGTCGTGTCCAGAAGGTCATAAAGATCGCCGTGCCGAAGAAAAGGTAAAAAAGCCATTGTACTTTATCTTGGAATCTTTTCTTTAATTATATTCCACTCCTCCCAGTTGGGGGATCGGGTGTCCGCCACGCAGACCTCAGCGATCAACCGCATCGGCGTGGGATACACCGAATATACTTTGCTGTAGGGAAAGAATGAGTACAAGTGACTCAGGTGAGGCGTGTGCTTGATGTCCAAATCCTCCACTTCACACTCCCATCCAAGTGAATGCAGTGGATCGACCTCATACTGCTTTCCGATCTTTCCGTATTGTTTGAAATCCACGACATTGTATAATCTCCCTAGGTTGTCTGGATCAGGAACGGTCGCGTGATTGGTCGAGATGGTGATGTGTGGGATGTGCCTGAACTTGTAGACCTTGGTCAGAAGACGATGATTCAGTGGCACCAGCCAAACAGAATAACCATACATTACTATATATGCAGGATCTTTCTTTAAGTCAGAAGATGGGTGTGGCCATTACCATCGCTCCGACCGTATTGATATTTGGACCCATTCCGATCATCCTGGCTTCAGGAGATTTCTTCATGCGTCAAATAATTAAACATAAAGTCCAAGATAACAGTGTGAAGTTTAAGCCCAGGTAGCCTCTTTCTGAGTGGATTGCCTGGGTGATTTCACATTGTTCTCCGGTAGCTCAGTTGGATAGAAGCGTGGGACTGTTAATCCCAAGGTCGTGGGTTCGAGCCCCACCCAGAGAATTTTTGTT